CTAGTTGCTTGCGTTTGATTTCTAGCAAGTTAAGGTCTACTGGTTTGTCTGCGCGTAGTTTCTGCACGACCTCTGAGATTAGATCGGCGTGAGAATCCTCTAGGGTTTCGCCGGCTTCTAGCTTCAAGATTGCATCGCTCAGAGCATCAACATCAACAGCCGTACGAGTTGCAAGAATGTCTAACGAACGAACGCTTGCAGTTGTAGCTTCATAGGCAGGGAATCCAGTCACAATAGAAACCTCATGCAAACGCACCTGATGCAGTTCACGAGTTGCGCCATCGCTTGACCAAGCATCACCCTTTGGTGGAACGCTAAAGCCAAATGACATAGAGGAAACATCCCCACGCTTCATAAGAACCGATAAGTCGCGCCCTGCGCTAGTGTCTGGCAGTTCAGCCTGAGCGAGTAGACCGCGTGAGTCCTCAGTTAGTTTGAGAGTTCCAGCGCGTGTAGAACCTAGAACAACGTCTGTGTTGTGGTTCATAAATAGTTTGATCTCATTGCGAGACTTCAAAGATCGCTTGAATGCGCCTTCCTTGATTACCTCTGTAAACGGTAGCGGTTCAGAAGGTGAATTGAATACGGCTGCGTATCCTGTGAAACTCATCCCATCGCTGGATGCTTCGCCATTGCGTACATCAAACTCAACGGTATTAACGCGGCGTTCTACTGTGGTGGTCATTTGTTGCCTTTCGTCTTTGTTTAAGTTTAGCGCGATTGACTTCCATTTATCATTTTGCAAAGTGTTACGATCTTCTTCTTCAGCGCGAATGCGTTCAACTACCCGTTCTGCGAATTCCTGAGTGCGCCTAGCTTGTGTCTTAGTCGCGCCAGAACCCCATAGAAAGTGAGCAACAACGCCTGCACTTGGATAGTTATCATTAGAAGGATTAGCATCAGGGGCTTCCAGATCAACCAGATGCCTAGCAATCCAAGCAGCAATACGAATCCACTTATCATCTGAAACCTTACCTTCTGCCATTAGTCGTGCTTCACGAACTGTCTTATCCGTTAGACCATCGCCTGCTAGACCTTCTGCATAGAACTCTAGACCGCGCCTAGCAGCAGCACGCATGAATTGTGGCGCATCTTGATTTATAGCCCGTTCTTGATCGTCTGCTTCCCATGCGTTGCATCATTAACGCGATCTTCGTTGTAGAACATGCAGTTACCGCAGGCGCGACCTTCTGGCACATCTTCAGCTAGTGCTGGTCTGTAATTTTCTGGCAGTTCTCTGTAAGCCTTTTTGACTTTAACTTTCTTGACACGTTCACCGCCGGGTTCCATGTCCTCAGCTAGTGACACGGCAAGCATCTGATCTATTGCATCCTGCTTAGTCGTATGGCAACCAATAACTTCGCCATCGTCTTTAATAGTTGCCCAGCCTGAGCAACCCTCTGCGGTGTCTGTGATGAAGTATGGCATTAATACAACGTCTGCCTTAACCAGTGCATTGTTGCAGTTCCTGACTCTGTTATTGCATAAAGACTTTCACCGGGATTTAACGTAAGTTGCAACTGTTCCAGTTTCAATAATCCAAAGCCATTTGCAGTAGTTACGTTATCTGTTCCAATAAAAATAGTCTTATCGTTACCTGCGTTGTAAATCCAAATGCTACTTGGATTTGGTGAGCTGCCATCTATCTGCACACGATCAGTTGTAATCGTTACATGGTTGGTTGTTATAGCCATAACTAAACCTCGTAGACAGACTCTGGATTTTCAGGGTCAATCTGTGCAATGCCTTGAAGCATAACGCTTGGAAGTCCAGTGTGTTCTATTGCAGGTAAGCCCAAAGCTGCCAAGACAGAAACAGGATCAAAGCCAGTAGTAACAAGCCTTTGAGCCATAAGAACTTTGCGGTCAGTTTCAACGAGTGCAGCAGCAGCCAAATCCACATTAGCCAAAGGAACGCGATAAACATTACCGCCCTCGACAGGTCTGAGGTCTTCAAATCTTCTAATGTCATTGACTGAAAGAAATCCTGCCTGTGAGCCGATTGAGTAGCCGTTCATTCTTGTAGCGAAATCACCGCGAAGCAAACCGTCTACATTAAAACGAATAAACGCGCTGTCCGGTAACAATGCGCTGTAAGCATCTTCAATCTTAGCGACATAAGGGCGCAAGGTATGAGTTACAAAGTTAATGTTGTTTTGTTCTACGGATGCGTAAGACATCGCGCCGGGAGTAGTAATACCGATCATGTGCGGTGGAACTCTAAAGATACGAGCTACTTCTTCAATCGCTAACTTGCGACTATCTAGCATCTGCGCTTCGTCTGGGTTAATGCCAGTCTTTACAAACTTTGCGCCACCTGTAAGTAGTCCGGTCTTATGCGCTTTCTTGTAACCCTTATGGCGTTGATCGAAACCGTCAATCAGTTGTTTAGCCTGATCGCTGTTGAGTCCCATTGGTGTTTCAATGATTCCCTGAGTTGTTGCGCCTTGACCAAAGAAACGTGAAGCAAAAGACTGCAAGGCACTAGATAGACCTAGATTGTCTTTAAGTTCTGTAACTCTTGACATACCGCGTAATTCGCCAGCCTTGCGCATTTCAGTAATCTGAATCATGTCGCGCTTGCTTACTGGTTCTTCTTGGTACTCGTCAATGATGTATTCAATTTCACGATTTAGTTTGTTGCGTGTAACTCTTACCCGGTAAGGGTCAATGACTACTAGGTTTACAACATCGCCACGACCATCACGGAATACACGAACGAAAGCGTTGCCGTCTAGCAATAAGGAAATAAGAACTTGCTGGTAATGCTCGGAGCGCAATAGGTCTACGTCTGGTCGCTGTACCCAGCTAGGCTGTGGGCGATAAGGCACGCGATCACCGTCACGGCGAATAAAGGAATCAACTGGAAGCGTTGAGATAGTGTCAGAGATCAAAAGCACACAAGCATAGAAAGCATTTATCTTCATCGCTTGGAACTGATCTATGTTTGTTCCTGCTTCTGTGGTGAATGCGAATGAATCACCTGCACCCCAGATTGACTGGAAACTAATTGCGCGTTCCTCTTTATTACCGCCGGTCAAATTTCCAAGCATTACTTGCCTTTCTCAAATGCAATACCGACAAGCAAAATACTTACGCCAGCTGCGACTATTCCTAATGGCAGGATGAACAAACCTAAACCTAGTGAGATAGTTGCTAACCCAATCACTTGCAGGATAGATGGAATCAAAGCAAACTCCTAGAAACTAAAGAACTCAGGCACAACAGGTTCTTCCCTTGAAACAGTTGCCCTATCAAATCCTATGATACTAGCAACGGCAGCATCTATCTTCCTAGGTGAACCTCTGTGTTCTTTCACAATGCGTGGCCCTAGTCTGTCAGTCTTAACTACTGCGTTTGATAAGTGGCGTGTTAATAGTGGATTGCCGTCATGGGTTAGCTTGTTTGACACCACTGCATCATAGAACTTTGCACAGGCTGGAACCATACGAGCCGGGGAAGTAGACGGCCATTCAACGATTGGGAATCCTGCTTCATCTAATACCTGCATTGTGCGTTGCCAACGGAATGGGTCACACGCGATCTCTCGCACGTTATGTGTGCCACAGAATTTGATAATCGTGTTCTCAACTTCCAGAATGTCCACGCGCCATTCGTCATCATCCTCTGGTTGCTTTTCCCAAGCCTTGACCATAAAGACATACGGTTGTTCTTCACAAGTCACGCCGATAATTACAGAAGCATCACCAGAGAACGAACCATCGAAACCTAATACAACAGGAACGTCAGGGCCAATCTCTCTCTGAATCTCTAGCTGTTCCCATGAGCCGTTAGGCAGCCATGCGGTCTGACTGCTGACCCATTGGTTGCACCGCTTAGTTCTGAACTCTGCTTCTGGCGTTCTCTTAACCATTGCCACAAAGTCTTTAGGATCGTTCAAGTCACCGAATGCTGGGTTAGCATCTTTCCAAGTTTGTTCAAGGTGGTGGTCTGCTTCTGCTTGCGCTTCCCACCAAGCCATGAAGAAAGTCGGATCATCTATTTCTTTACGCGCTACCTTTTGCCCATACTGATAAAGGCTGTACGCGATTGAGTCTTGACCTGATGAGTCTGCTTTCACTCCAGCAGTTGTAACACCAATGAGCATAGGCTCACGTCTTGCGCCCATACCAAGTTGCATAACGTCAAATAGTTCACGGTTAGGTGCTGCGTGTAACTCGTCAAAGATAACCATTGTGGGTGACAGACCCTCTTTAGTAAATGCTTCACTTGATAGAACGCGGTACACAGAACCAGTTGCAGGAACTTCTATTGCATCACGGTAGACGTTGCACAGTTCTGCAAGTTCAGGCTCTGCTTCAATCATTCGCTTGGCATCAGCAAACACGATCCGCGCCTGATCCTTGTCAGCTGCACAAGAATAAACCTCACCACCATTAGGCCCCATAATCAAAGACCAAAGACCTATGCCAGAACCGATTGCGCTCTTGCCGTTCTTCCGGGCCATGCCAATTAGCGCAGTGCGATGTCTAAACTTTCCATCAGTACCTACGGCGAACAGGTTGCGCATAAGTTCTTTCTGCCAGTCGCGCAGTTGCATCTTGTCACCTGCGTAGCCGGCAACGGTTTCTTTTGTTTGTATTGCAAAGGTGTCTATGAACTCTGACACTTCCCAGCCACGAGATTTATTTAGTGCTGCTTTGTTCACAGGTGTTAGCCAAGTCGGTGGCCAAGATTCAATTTTGGCTGGCACGAGATCGCAGTTCCTCTAGCTTTGATTGACGTTTAACTTCTGCCACGCCTAAGCGTGATCTGTCTGTTGGCGTAAATCCTAAGAGCGAAAGGTTAGCGACTAACTGGCGGTCAAGATCGCGCAAGGCTTTACGTTCATCTGGTCTGTTGTTGTTCATCACTTGTGCGCGTAACTGTGCGCGTTCGTCTAGTAGCTCGCAAGTCATAAGCAGTAAGTCAATGTCAGTGCTAGGACTAATCCAAGTCTGACCCATTCCCCAAATGCGTTCCCAAAGCTCTAAGCCCGGTGGAAATAACTTTCTTGCTGGCTCAGGTATGTCATACGCAGACGGCAGCAGCACAAGTGCTTTTGGGTCTGGCAGTGTGCGCTTGCCGGGATTACCTGTAAGACGTTTCTGTTCTATGGGTTTTGGTGGTCTACCTCTTGGAGCCATAACTATTCCTTAATGACAGAACCGCAAGCAGGACAAAGATTATCCTCTTTGAATTTTAACGGTTCATCACTTGCATCACTATTTGGTTCTAAGTTACTGAAACCAATCTCTTCTAAGTTCCAACCAGTTGCATCTAGTTCAAGTAATTGGTCTGCAAGAATCTTGTCATCCCATTCAGCAAGTGTTGCAGTTTGATTGTCAGCGATTGCCCATGCTCTGATCTGTTCGTGAGTCCAGCCAATAGGTGTGCGAGCAATTACAATTTCAGTCCAGCCTAAAGACTTTGCAGCTCTTACTGTGCCGTTGCCAGTGATCACGATTGAGTCAGGAGTTACCGTGATTGGTTTGCGTTGCCCAAACAATCTAAGCGAATCAGCGATTGCGCTGATGTTTCGTTCATCGTGCTTGCGAGCATTAGCAGGATCGGGAGTCAGGCTGTTTATGTTTACAGTTTCAAGTCTGAGTTCAGTCATGGAAACAGTCTACGCAGAAACCGCATAAACATTGAATTTTTCCAAACTGGGAATTTCGCGGAGATGCACACTGTGC